GCTCGGGGTGGCGGTGGCGGGGGCGGCGGCGTCGGGATGAACCCTGGTGTCGGCGGCGCGGGCGGCCCCGGCGGTGCTGGCTACCTGATCGCCTTCTGCTGGTAACGCCATGCCAATCGCACCAGAAACCATCGCCGCGTATGCACCGTGGGGAAACGCAGAACTTGCGTTCACGGTCGGCGGATCAACAACATCAATCGATGCAGCAACCGGAAACGTGGTGGAAACACCCGTGGTGCTGGAATACCTGGCAGCACTTTCACCGGATGGTCCGAACTGGGCAGCAGCGCAAGGCGCAGACGCGACAACCTACAACGTGCGCGGCCGACTACTCGTCCCAGCAACTCTTGACTACCGCATCACAAACGGCTCCCAAGCGGTTTGCGTTCTCAACGGAATGCGAGGCCGTTTCGAACTGACATTCGCGCTCGCGCAAGACGCGTTCCACCGAAGTTCTCTCCGTCAGGAGATTCAAGGTGTGTTCCGTGTGATCGGAGGTCCAGGCGCATGAGCGGATTTCGCTCCCGTGGCACCCCGAGGCCGGTGCAGCCCACCACGAACAGCAACCCGCGCTCGCTCGAAGCCTCCATGCAGAAAGCGCATAAACGCGCGATGGAGATGCTGGCGGACTGGTTCAACAACCGCTGCAAGGAAGAGATCAAGTCCGACAAGTGGAAATGGCCCACGGATCCGAAAGTCCGCGACATCGTCAACAGCGGTCGGCTTGTCAATTCGCAAACGCTTCGGCGGCTGCCTGACGGTTCATTCGAAGTGGACTGGCCTGTCCCCTACGCCCAAGAAGTGATCACAGGCGGTGTCTCCCCCGAGAGCGGCAGATTTCCAGCCCGTGATTTCACCGCCGAACCACTGCGCGAACTACCTTCCATGTACGCGCACTTCTTGAAAATCGCTCTGAGAGAACAAAGCTCCGCAGGAGCGTCAAACTTCAGTGGGATTCGCTCTCGGGGGACACCGCAGTGAGCTTCAGCGATACCTGCCCCACAGCGAAATCGATCCGGGGTCTGATCGAGAAATACATATTGGAAATCTACGAATCCGACGGTGTAACTCTCAAACCATTCTCAAGCTGGCCGGGATACTACACGCTCCCAAACGCTTCGCGGATCCCAGCAGTTTTTGTGGTCGGCAAAGCCCAAGTTCCCTCAACCTGGAACATCGTCGGAATCGAATGCACGATCTCTGAAGTCCCGAAAGACGGAGGCCGCATCCCACTACGCGGGCAAGTCGGAGGTATTGAGATCTGGAAAGCACAGTTCGTCAACTACGGAAACTCCGAAGGAACCACATTTCCACTGGATATGCTCACCATTCAACGCCGAATGAAGAGGCTGTTCCGCACCGTTAGCCTGGAGCACAACGACCGCTCCGAAGTGGCCTTTGAGGCCCTCACTGCCCTGATCCGCCGGTCGATCTTCAACCCCCGCCTTCCCTGAGCCCCGACGATGCCCTACGACTACGCGGTACTGCAGTCGGCGCACATGGCGACCGACACTGTTATTCGAGCCGTTGCGCTCACTTCTCCCTGCCGATATTTCGCGACGCGCGACGCGGCAGGCTGGATCACTCTCCCCACTCTCGATCCCGGCGCACGCTACATCGAACTCCAGGGGATTCAGAACCTCGATCCCGGTCAGACCGACGTCAACCGAACCATTCGGATGCTGGGTGACCAAGGATTCCAGGATTCGCGGAAAACCGGAACCGGCTGGGGTGCAGCCGTTCAGATGTTCCTGATGAAAGATGCTGAGATCCCGGCCGGTCAGAACTGCCCCGTATTCCGTGGCGGTTACGAAGAGGGATTCGATCTCATCCAGCGAACCGGCCGTGGCGGCGGCGATCTCGAACTGTATCTCGAAATCCTGCTCGAACTCGGCCCCATGAACGGTTCCAGCGGGAACTGGATCTACGACTACACCGGAGTCAACGTCGCGATCCAGAACATCAAACCGGGCACGAACCCGGAAGATCTGACGCAGATTTCGTTCGACATGGTCGGCCGTGGCCGCTTCATTCACGGTCTCCTCGATGCCGGTGCATCGCAGATTCCGTTTGGCAGTCTCCAGACCGGCCTGCTGACCACCTCCCCGAGCACGGGCACCCGCCGATTCGCTGTCGTTCCTGCCGACAACGCATCCGCGATCGTCGCAACCGCGAACCTGACCGTCACGTACACCACGGACGGTACGACTCCCATGACGCAACTGGCGCTCGGCGCGCCGAACGGCGCCGGGTTCCGTCTGGAGAACGCCTCCACGGGCGCCCAGATCCCCTGCACGGTGACGATTTCCGCCAACGTGGTGACGATCGACCCGGTTCCCACACTCGCCGCCGCGACCATTTTCCGTCTCGTCGCTCGCGACGGTGCGGTCACGCAAGCCGTGGATTCGGCCGGAAACCCCAGCGCTTCCGGCGTTCGTCGCGCCCTGCAAGGGTTCTCCATCTCCTTCCGTACCGCCTGATCCTGGCTGTCGCAAGCAGCGGCAGAATGGATCGAGCCAGTCGGCCCCCTTCGGGGGGCTTTTTCTTGCCCATGTCGATGCAATCGAGACGCCTCGCGCGAAGCGCAGCGATACCAACTCAGTTCGATCTCCTTCTTGATCCGATCTGCACCATCTTCGCGATCAACTGCAGAGTCTCGGGGTCCACTTTGGAGATCGGCGCACTGTATCTTGAGCCCCTGATTCAAGACAGCCTGGTGACACTGAGCCATGAGGACGTTACACTGAAGGCTGAACTTCCCCTGTCCCTCCTGCATAGCCCTCGCGCTTTTATTGCAGTGGACTACGAACTCCCTCTCCGTCAGCAATGAGCAAGTACGCAGGACTTCTTTTTCCGGCAGAAGATTACTGCCTGATTGGTCCGTTCCGTTTTCCGATCCTGAAAGCTCTGGTTCCGCTCGAAGCGCGAGCGATCAAAAAAGTGGAGCAAGAGCATACGCGCAAGACGCTCAACTCCATGCGCTTCGCGAAAAAGATCGCGGAAGACAAGAAGATCACCAAAGCTGAAGCGATCAAGCTCCTGCGAAACGCCAGTGAGAACGAAGACATCGTCTACGAGTATGTGGACGAACTGACCCAGATGCAGGAGGACCAAGCCGACGATACCGATCAACTCGTCGGAATCGCAACGGTGATTCTCAAAGCTCGGGGAGAAGTGCAAGTTCCCGGTGAGCCCGACTACAAGGCTATTCCAGACTGGTCCGCTGAAGACAGCGAAACCGTTCCGAAGAACATTCTCGCCCGCATCGTGGAGTTCGTGAACTGGGAACGTGACGGCTGGCCCAAGCCCGAAGATCTCAGCAAGGAACTCGAAGGAGGCTCCCCCTCGGGGGAAGACTCAGGATCCGAGCCCAACCCGGAGCCGGATGCGAGTACGAAGACGGATTCCCCCGAACTCCAGACGGTGACGTAGACATCGATCGAATCATCCAGGATTGCCGAACGGTACTCCTGGCTGAAGAAACCGATTGGGAAAGCGTTTACATGCGCCTGAGAAAGTCATTCTTAGGCGCAGATCTTCCTGCAGAAAAGTTCCTGCGGTTGCCCATCCCAACCATCAGGAACCTCCTGATCGAGATCGAGTTTCAAGAACATCTCGACGCGAACGAGCAGGCGCATACGACTGCAGTTCTAGCGGCGATGTTCTATGAGTTCCGCAGAAGTCAACTCTCAAACCCCTCTTCACTACCGTCAAGAACACACGACGACTTCCTGCCCTATCCGAAGCTCAAGCACCCTGATACAAAAGGCGTGCTCTCGAAAGAGACAAGGAAGGTCATAGAGAAACTTGCGAATCAGCGGCGGATCCCTATGCACGTCTTCACACGGATCACGCGACCGCCGAATCCTGATCTAGCTCGAAAACTCAACGCCTTGCCTATTCCCCCGCGCCCCCGAGCCTGACCCTGGCGATAGCTTCGGGGGCAACACCCCTTCGCCGCTGTCTTGGCCGACTACAGGATCAGAGTCGAAGGTGTTATTAAAGACGCTGAGCAGAAACTAGCG